AGCATCAATCTAGCATTGAATTGCTCAGTTGCTATCTTGGTTAACGCTTTCTCAAGTTTCTCTTTATCTTGTCTGCTTTTTCTTGAAAACTCATACTCAGATTTTGCTGCCCAGATTGCTTTATTATACTGATCATCTTTCACTTCAATCATTTCTTCAGTCTGCGATTTAAGCAGCTTAGTCATGTTTGTAAGATTCTTATGTTGAATATCTTCAAGCTTGCTACTAAACTTCTGAAAAGCTAGTATCTGGGAATCTTGATAGTTTTTCTCTATCTCAGCCTTCTTATTAGCAATGTCCTGTTCACTTGCTACGCTTCCATCAGCATTACGAATGATCTGCTTTCTAGCTTCTGCTTTCTTAATCAATTCTAGTTTATCATCGTAATGATCTCTAGCTTTTGACAAATCTTCAGCATAAGCATAAGCCGCTATCTGCTCTTCAACATCCACAGCTATTTCAGCCATCTTGCTTTTCTCTTCGAAATAGTATCCTTCTTGCTCAATAGCTTCTTCATAGAATTTCAACTGACTCTCAAGAGTAGCTTTGTTCTTTTCATTTTCTAAATCGCTAATATCTGGCAAATAGTAGTTACCAGGCTGTCTACCTTTTTTAGCTTCGTCAAGAGGCTTAACCGCTTTACTGGTTTCAACAAGCTTACGATACACATCTAATATACCTGTAGAATAAGCTAATTGCTTAGCCGCTGCTTCAACTGATTTTTGTTGATTCTGTATAACATCATTATTCATCCAAAAAGTCTTAGACCTTTTCTCTTTCAATTCAGTTAACTTAGCAGATTCTTTCTTAAGTAATTCGTTGTCATTATCGTACCTTGCCCTAGCTTTTTCAATATGATCTAATGCCCATTGCTTTTCTAATGATTCTACTTTATCATTATAATCTGACATCAGTTTGATCTTACTTGCTAATTCTTCCTGCAACTTAGATTGCTCATCACCTGATAAGTTTTTATCCTTACCGGCCTGTATGTTTTCCTTAGCATTCTCGATACCTTCTTTTAAAGCTTTGTATCTTTTAGCTTCATCAAGACTTCTGTCGTAATGAGACCTAGTATCTTCTAGCAATTTAGTATTAAACTTTTTCTGCTGTTCAACAGTGTCAGCTTGTAGTCTTTGCTGATTATTCATAAAGAAATAACCTATTTGACCAAGCTTCTCTGCTAACCAGTTTAATGAATCCTTAACTATAGGGCTTCCTTCTGTTATCGATACTATGAATTGCTGCCAACTATTAGTCAATCTGTTTTGCGCAGATTGTATGTTGTCGATCTTTTCAACGTTATCAATACCGTAAGCTAGCTCCAAAGCCTTAGCAAATTTAGGCAATACTTCAGAAGAAAGTAATTGTCCTTTCTTAAGCATTTTATCCAACTGAGCTACATTGACACCTACAGCCGCGGCCATAATACCAACTGCTCCAGGTAATCTTTCACCTAATTGTCTCCTAAGCTCTTCAGTTGTAATCTTACCTTTAGACATCATCTGTTCTAAAGCTAAATAAACACTGTTAAGATCATCTGTTGATAAACCTAATGAAGCTGCTGCTTTAGTAACCGATCTGAATATTTGCTCAGTATCTCTAAGGGTCATACCAGCTTGCTTAGAAGCAGCTAAGAATCTTATCCACTTTTCAGAAGTCGTAATCAACTCTACTCCAAAAGACTGAGTTATATCCATCAAGAATCTTTGTGATGAAGCGACATCAAATGAATCTTTTGAAATCTTTTCCAAAGCAAAATGCAATGAGTCAAACTTTTTAGTAAGATCATAAGCATTCTTTATTATAGCTGCAAACAATTGTATACCATTTAGTATACCAAAAGCCTTAACTAAAGTCATTGCATTACCATACAATGTTCCGAGCAATCCGCTACTGGACTTAGTTTTCTTTTCTAAATCGGCTAGATTTTTAGTTGTCTTAGCTATTTCAGTATTAGTATCTTTCTGAGCTTTCTTTAAAGCTAAGTTTTGAGCTATATACTGGTTCTTAGTTAGATAGCCTTTTCGCATTTGGTCATCTAAGTTTCTGAATGCAGTATCAGTATCCTTAGCTGTTTGCTTTAAGTCTTTCAAGCTTTTTTCCAATTGCCTAAAACCATCCTTAGAAGCAGAACTAACATTCCAAGTTGATTTCTTTAAATCGTTGAATTTATCTATAAGGGCTTCTATCTCCTTAATAGCATCTTTCGTATTTATTTTAGGATTCGCCATTGTTTTTTGAATTTAAAGCATTACATATATTCCACATGCTAATCCATCTAGATACAGACATCAATCTAGTGTTTATAGAATAAGATAGCTTCAAACCTAATTCAAGCGATATAGCTTCAGAATCTAATCTATCGATATATTCAGTATCTTCTTTAGTTTCATTATCCTTAAACCTTTCGTCATGCTTAACTTTAAGAATAGCTATTTTTGTTTTCAGTGAACTTAAATCAGAAATAACTTTACTTACCTGAGGATCTGCTTCTTTTTCAAAGTTAATCTTCCAGTCAAGTCTATTCAATAATTTCAATACATCTAAGTCTAATGTCTTAGTATATAAATCAAGTATCTGAATAGATGTATTGTATTTAAATTCATTCTCAACTATAAGTATTCTTGACTTGTAGTTTGCTATGATTTTCTTGTTCTTAGTTAATTCAGAATACTCGTAAATTATATTCTTGTAGATAGCTTCTAACTCATTAAGTTCAGAACTACTCAGTTCCTTATTATCGTCTGCAAATTCATCAAAATCCTTGATTAAGAATCTAAGATCTGACGTTTTCAATATCTCATTGAAATTATATATTGGCAGACTACGGCATGATTTGTGCGCTTTCATTACTTGTGCTTATGAACTAAAGCGTCAAGCAAAATTCCAAGCGGTACAAACTTAACAAATAGTCTTACTAAAAGGCCTGCCTTAGTTGTAGCTGGTGAATCAGCATAAGCTTTAGATAGTTTATCTAAAACATCTTTTATGTTTGGATCAGTGTGCTTTGCCATTTTCCTTTTCTTTAAGAGTTAATTTCCACTTTTCAACCAATGCTTTTCTTGCTTTGTAACCGATAGCATCGCCAATCTTTGGAGTATGGTGGCCAATGTTAATAACATCACTTACGCCATCGCAATCATCTTTATCAGCATAAACATTAAGTTTATTCTTGTTCCAATACCAAAGAGCTACTACCATTGAATTTGGTTCTAATAATAGTAAATCAGGGTTTGTTACAAAATCTATTCTCGTGTCTTTTGTTGCTAATATGTAATTGTACTTTCCGGTTAATTGAATAAAGCCTCTGCCTCTGTACTTGTAGCCATCTCCACTCTTCTCGTTACCATTACCCATTCTATCAGCATATGCTCTATTAGCAATCATAGCTGGTTGATAAGCATAAAACTTAGCGGTTTCAATGTTAGGAAAACGCTTAGGCCAAACTGCCATTAACCTAGCGACTGAATAATTTAAAATTTCTTCCTTTGGTTCTAAATCACTTTCGTGTTCAATTTGAGCCATAAAGTGCGCAATCCTCAAAGGAGAGTCTACATGGTACGACTTGAATAATGTCCTGTATTTTTCATAAAGTTCCATATCATTACTTTTTACGGTTTTCTAAGAATCTTCTTAAGTAGAAACTAAACACTGTCCCTACACACATAGCTATAGTTGTACCTATTACTTTTTCAGCCAAAGCTGCTGTTGATAATGATGTCCAAAAGCCTATACCTAGCATTACTAGTAGTGAGTACTTCTCATGCATTCTTCTTGAATTTAGAATTGATAACCAACATGAATACATCTGATATAATATGTGGTTTAAACATTAGTACTACCGCAAACCCAGATAAGCAACCTTCTTGAAGATTTAACTCAATAGTATTTGTGAAATACTTATATAATTGCATGGCTAATATCAGTACTCCGAATATTAATGCCATCCAGTACATTACTGCTCTTCTTATTGGTGCGCTCATAACGGTATGGGTATTTGAAGTTGGTGGTGTGGTGGGTACCTAGAGATCGATCTCTATTTGACCCGAGTGTTGATCCAAGTAATCATCCAGAAACGGATCAAGTATAGTCTGGATTATAATGTCTTGTTGGTATTCAGTAAGCTCCATAATAGCTAATCCATGCTTGGTAGTTAGCATTGCTGCTTTGTAATCACTGGAAGTAATTTCCAATGTTCCTTGTCTACCTGTAAGATGCATTCCACTATAGAACGATCCTGTATCCCTAAGCGTTATGAAACTAGACCTTTGATTCTTTTCTTTCTTCTTGATTAACGTGGCTTTAGAATAAAGTCCTATTAGTCTGTTATTACCATCAGTACCATAATTGTACAATCTGGTTTTTAGCATTCCAACGATTTTACCCTCATTCTTTGTTATAGCAAGTTGTACTATTTTAGGCAAGTCATTCTTGAAGCCTTTCAGAAAACTTATGTATTCATCTATGTTCATCGTATCGTATTTTTCGTTACTCCAAACCCAACTTCAAAATAATAGGCACTCAATGAAGAGTGCCTATAATTATTATGCTGTTACAGTAACCTCATTAGAAGACCCTCTGTACAATACGCCTGTTTTCAAGATCGCAGTTGTTCCAGTTAGAGAATCCCATGTTGACATTGTAATTTTCTTACCTACTGTTTGCGCAGTGATAGTAGCAGTGTATGCTCCATTCGTTCCTGGCGCAATAGCTGAAGGCACGAATGCAACTCCATCTGCATAGAATTTCAAGTCAGCAATCAACATACCTTCAATAGGTGTGTTTCTGTCTGCTGCTAACATCATAGTGAATGCTAATGATGTTCCAGCTGCAGCTAGGGGCCCGATTGTGATTTCAACAGCATTGATACCATCAATTTCTTCCGGAGAGAAGTCTAATTGATTACGTTCCAATACAGCATAGTTGATATCCCACTGGTCTCTATTCAACATCTGAACAGTAACAGTTTTAGACTCAGGATCACCGCCTTGAACTTTCGTTTTAGTGATTTTAGCTAGAACTTGTCCAGCAGAGAATCCTGTGAAATCACCTGCAGAATTTACAGCCATTTTCCAGTTTCCATTCTCGTCACCGAAGATGAAATCCAAAGATTTGAACGTTGTAAGTTTCGCAAGTTCTTTAAAGAAGTGGTGACCTTGTTGGAAAGTCAATGCGTACTTAGGCAAACCTAAAGTAGACAATCTTTCAACACCTCTTGTGTTTGTCGTAACAGAATCTTCAGAAGATTGCTCTTCGAAAGAGTCGGCCCCAATCATAGGAATGAAGATTCCAAGTTGAGTCTGAGTATCTATGTACGTTTTGTCAAACACAGTGTTAGCCGGGATAACTGTCCCTTTTCTAACAGCAATAGCATGCAATGGTGTACCAAATTCAATTTGACAACCTAGCGTACCAGTCTCAGCGGCTGCAGCACCGCACTTGTTATTTTTATCTGCAATTTGCGCTAATGTGCTCATTGTGTTTATAATTAAACGTTAAAAAAATATCTCTTTGATGCAGTTACTTGAAACAACAATCTTGCTTCTAATTCTAATAGCGTCCCAAACATAAGTTGCCTTATTTTCTTTGCCATCAGAATTCTCGCTATACTTTGGAAACTTAGTAACCTTAAAAATGTCTTCTGGAACATCTATAACATTACTGGTTTTGAAAGTATGTTTTATGTTGTCGAATAATGGCATTAAAATCTTCCCGAAAGTTTCGGCTAACCTTTCATCATTTAACATAGTAGTGTTTGTTTCGACGGCCAAAACTAATGTTAAATCATCTATGGTTAAGCTACTCTTACCGTGTTGTTCTTCGAATGGATAAACCAACCATATCAAAGGATACAAATCTTTACCGGAATTCTGTCTCAAGAAGTCAAGTAATTGTTGCTGGTCACCATACATAAACGTTGGTTTGTACGTTTCTGTACCAGACAATCCTTTAACTCTTGGTAAGTATGAAAATAACTGCTCGAGTGTATCCTCAATACTTATAGCTTGTTTAACTATCATATTCCGAATTGATTCATGTTAACAAATCGTGTAGGATCGAAATTTGGATATGTAGCCGGATCCATTCTATTCTTGTCCTCTATGAATTCATAAAGAGATTTGAATTTTTTACCGCTACCATACCAATCAACTCCATAACCAATGCCATTAGATACGAATTGAGGGGAGCATGATGAACCTTGTACCTGTTCTACAAATCTTCGCCATGCAGCAATCACCTTAGGTGTCTTGCTAACAATAGAGGCATTCTCTGCGTTTTGTTTTACATTGCCCACTCCTGTTCTATCTTCATCATTTGATTTCTCATAATGAAAATACACATATTCAGCTAAAAAGCTTTTGTTATAAGTCTCTCCGTTCTTTACTCTAATACCAGGCCAGTAAACTGCTTTACCTGACGAATCAGTATATTCTGCTCCATTAAGTAGTTCATCCCATTTAACATCAGCATCATCTTTAAGACCATTGTCTTTGGTGTTATCAAGCTGATTAGTGAATGCTCTATATAATGAAAAACCAAAACACTTAACAAGAGCCTCACTCGCGTAAGTATTAATGAATGACATTACATTTGCAGGTATCGCTGTTAAATCACCAGTAACAGAGGGCTTTGCGTTAGGCAAGAATATCTCGTCTATAAAGTAAGTATTATTAATTATCATTTGTTAAGTGTTTAGGTTGTTCAATATTATTCAGATACTTCTTGCTCTTCTGCGTAAGCTTCGAACAATCCAGCTTCAACACCTGCTTTTAAAACAGATATGTCAGTAAGATCTAAAGCATCACCTTCTTTGTTATCTCCCCAGTCTTTCAGTAATGTTACTGTGATAGGAATAGTCAAATGAGTTTTGCTAACTTTTACAGCTTCTTCAGTTACAACTGCTCCGCTATCTTTTCCGATTGCTTCTGGTTTAGAAGCTGTAGTGTTTGCTACAGCTTCTTCTCCTAAAGCTTTTTTCAATGCTTCACTCATCCTGATTACGGTTTAGTAATTGCAGTTTTGATTGTAGCGATTGTATCGTAAAGAAACGCTTGCTCGTCTAATTTCTTAACGAAAGCAAAGTATCTTGACTCACCTACCATTGTGAACTGGTTAGTAATGAACTGGTCATTGATCCAACCAATTGTGATTTGGAATGGGATATAGTTAGCAACATGATATTGCTTCATATCCGCGCAGAAGATTTTCCCAGCAGGAATCTTGATCCATGGTTTGATTGTTACTCCACCGATTGTAACAGTGTTGAACAATCCAGCTTGAGGATACAATGGAAGACCATTAGCATCTTTAGCAGAAACCAACTGAATGAAGAAATCATTAGGGTTGATCAATACTGTGTTAGCCTCGTAAGGTGTTTCATCAGTATAGTTTTGTGTTGTGTAAATGTCTGTGATACAAGCATTAACAACATCCATGAAGTTTGGTGTAGCTACCGCTAATGCCAATGCTCCAGCTGAGAACGTTCTACCGTAAGCAGTTGCCCCTTTTGGGTTTTGACCAAGACCATCACCAAAGTAGATAGCGTTAGCTTTATGCAATCCGTGTTTCTTAGTCAAGTACTCTCTTGCTACAGACTCCATTCTAGCGATGTCCTGAATAACCTCAGTTGACATAACTTCGTATGCAGCAGCTTTTTTAGGCTCAGCATATCTGTTTTCCCATTTGAAGTCAGTTTGTGGTTTTGTTCCACCCTCTGCAACGAAAGTGTAATCACCATCTTTAGCTTGCAATTCAGTGTAAGGATACACTGGAGAGTTTGTGCTAGTTACAGATGCAAGACCCAAAAGTACTTCATCATTTCTCAAGTTGAAATGACCAAGGTTTGTGTTCATGTTTACTGGAGCAGCTGCTACATCTCCGCCAGAAGCTCTTGACATTGCGCCAACTGCTTTAGGTACGAACGTGATTGTTCCAGTTTTGTTTTTCTCAATTCTTTTGATCTCTTCAGCGTTTTCAGCTAAGAAAGATTTAAGCTCTTGAACAAACGTAACTACTTGAGCTTCTTTAGCTGCTTCAATAGCTGCTTCAAGCGCAAGACCTTGAGTTTTGATTGCCTCGTGAAGTTTTAACACTTCCTCTTTTGTTGCTCCAGCATCTTGAGCTACTTTAAGCTCTGCTTGTAAAGCTTCGAACTTTAAGTTCAATGCTTTCAATAATTCTTCGTTCATGTTATGAAAGATTATTTGTTATTACTATTATTGTCGTAAGTGCTTCTGGCGGCTTACCTATTATATGAGTGCTTGCGCGGCTCGATATTAAATTCCTAGAAAAGCTTTGATAGCCAATGTGTCAGCGTCGTCTTTAGTTTCTTCGCCAGCACCACCAACTTCAATTTCCTTTCCAACTGATAGTGTTGGAGTGACGGCATTAGATCCATTGGGAACAGCAGAACCTTCAATTGCTTTGGCTTCGGTAACAACCCAAAAGTAACCTTGCTTTTCAGCGGTTGCCTTGTTAGCAATGTTCTCGATATGCTGGTCGTAAAGCGATTTCTCTTTCTCATAGTCAGCATCGTTAATTGCAAGATTTAATTTCACATATCTCATTCCAACACTATGATTGTCTACCCAGTCATTTTTGTATTGTTCAAACATGTATGGATTTCTTTCTCGCTTAACTAAAGATTCGAATACCAATGCTTCAGTTGAACCTTCAGCGTCATACCCAAGCTCTTTCCAAGTGAAGTCTTTTACATAAGCTTTAAGATCTGAACCGCTAGATATAATCTTGTTGAATTCATTACTCTTGTGCTCTTGCAAGTGCATCAATCTTTTGTTCTCCTTTAATGATTTATTCCATAAACCTTTAATGTGAACATCCGAATGACTATCCATAATACCAGTAGTATTGATAACAACCTTTACTAGCATTTCTGTTTCACTTCCTGCTGCTGACTTTTCAGTAAAGCTTTTATCGATAACTACTAGATTAGATCCAAATCCATCAGCATGCTTTGTGGCAGCGCATTTCTGCGTTATTAACGCTTCTTTGTTAGTAACCAAGAAATCATATAATTCTTTCTGAGTTTCAAACTTTGGTATATCTAGTTTTTCCATATCTTATTTGTTTACTACACCAGTCATTTCTTTTCGGCGGATAGCTACGATTTCTTCAACCGATAACTTTCTACCTGTAGCTTCTTCTACTTTAGTTGCTACATTCGATGCATTACCTGTTGCAATTTCATCGTCTACGATTTTTTCAATATTTTCAGCCATTGTGAATGATCTTAAATTAACTTTAGTTTTGTTTTTCCTACAGTCTCTACAGTACGCCATACTCTTTGTCTTTTAGGTCGAAGTAGATGAAGTTGGGTTTGCAGCGGTGGATGTCTCTACTTTAGGAGGTATGATTTTTGTGTCCTTAGGCATTCCGCACATTTCCAGTGCTAGCTCTAGAGGTACGCCGATGTCTAATAAAGCTTTGAGAGCCGCTGCTTGCTTCCCAACTATATCATATTTTTCAAGTAACACAAATTGCATTACCGGTAGATGATCGTAACTTCCAACTAATTTCAAGTTCTTATATTTCAAAGACTTGTTAATAACTTCACAGAAAGCATCAAGCGAACTTGTAATCTCATTCTGGATGTAAGAAACCATAGATTCCTTAAAGTTGTTGTAAGTTGTTTTCTTAGCTTCAAGCGATAAAATATCCTTTGGAATGTGAAGCGCTGTGTAAATTATGTTTCCATCAACCTTAACAGATTCATCAAGACCAAGATCTCTAAGAGCAATGTGCAAAGACTTCCAATCGATTGCTGCTCTAGTAATAAGGCTTCTTGATTTTCCAGCTGCTAAACCGTAGTTAGCATTAAATAAAGCCTGAGCTTCTTTTTTCTCCTCATCACCAAGTGGAAAACCATCTCTACCGCCGGTAATCATTTCTTTACCGTTACTACGAAGGATAATATTCTTGGCTACTAATGAATCGCAAGTGTTGACTAGAGTTTGGTGTAGTCCATCAAGCCTAGACTTGTTTTTGTAGATGTCTTTACTGTTAAGAGCACTTGGTAAGTCATAAAAAAACATTAAGTCTTTCAACTTGATTTTTAAATTCTCACCGTCTTCGTCGTAAGTTACTACAGTTTCACCAATCTTGTTATCTGAATTCATCGCAGACTTTTCAGTCTTAAATCCTTCTGGCCATTTTATCTTATAGTAATCTAAAAGATAAATGGCTTCCGGTTCGTTAAATCCAATAATACTTTTTTTGTATATAACGCCAACACCGTTTGCAATCATCATAAACATCAAGCTCTCAAGCATGTCCATTTTTGTTTGGTAATAGTTTGGATTACCTAACAAATCTAAGAGCGGGTGGCTCTTAACTTCTTTGCCTGTAGTTGTGCTTACTAATTTGAAATCAGCCTGAGAAAACAACTTTGATACGAACAACATGGCAGGGGTTAATATCGGATGATTCTGGGCTATTTCTAAATTACAGCCTGTGATACCCCAGTTCTGTTCATTAACAAGTCCGTAGAAGTTCTCTCCGGATTTGTTTCTGTCCCAAAACACTTTCTTTAAATCTGCGAAAAATGAGCCCATAGTTTTATCTGTAAACCCAAATATACGAATTTTTTTTCACCAGGTGAAATAAAGTTACTAACAAGTTGCTAACAAATTGAATTTTGCCTGTATATATAATAAGAACGCGCACGTTGCACGGGTACGTATTATATACGAAGCTCTTTCGCTTTATCCAAATACCATTTAACTTTATCTAAATCTCTTTGTACTGGTTGATCTGGTTTATCACCTACTCTCATTTTGTATTTGAAAGCGCACATTTCACAATGCATAGCAACTGCCTGTTTACCATAAATAGCAACCATCATATCAATTGTTTCAACACTGAATGTCTTGTAGTGATTTGGATTGATGAAGTCATATTTCACTGCTGCAAAGAATTTTGATTCTTTCGGCATTTCTGCTACAAAGACATCGTTTGGCACATCTACTACATCGTCAGTCGTTACCACTCTAAATCTATCCGCAAAAACGCCTTTTGCTAATTCTTCCAAATGAACCCCTTTTCCATCATTATAAAATGATTTTACAGTGTATTCATATCCAGCTTTTAAACCACTGCATCCCTTATCGTCAACACATATTACTTTATCTCCTTTTTTCATTATATCTTAATGTTTAAAAATTCTTTCAAGAATGTTACTATATATCTAATCGCGTCCATCATGTGATCATCCTTCTTCAGCGGTACATCTGTTGATACTCCTTTGTTATCTACCATCCAAGAATAGGTTCTGTACTCATTTTCCATCTCCTTATCTGGTACATAATAGATAGTCATTGATTGTACTATTGTGATACCAGCGTCTACCGAGCCAGATCCTTTTATAGCGCCCATTGCTAGATATCCCGCGTCTTTCAGTAAATCTATATACGCTTGTTTTGCTGAGTCGCATATAATATAGTTTCTGCCTTTTACAAGCCCTTTTACTTGTTGCTTAATTACTGTGACAAGTGAATCTTCAATTTCCCCAAGAGGTTTATATATTCTTTTCTTGAGATATATCCCGCCTTTGCCGTCGTATTTTGCTTCCACACAAGCGGTTGGTCTAGCTGTACCGAAATCAATACCGAAGTACGATGGGGAATCAAGGTTTTCAAATTCTTCATCTGTAATCTTATGCCAATTGTTGTAAATTCTATTTGGTTTCTCCGCTCCTAACCCTAAACCATATACAAGCCACATGAATTCATTAGCTGTACCTTTCTTTATATTAGTTGGATGTGCTGGCGGTCTATTGGTCTTGGATATTAGCTTATCCTGATAATACACTTCAGTATCTCTAATCTCGTAAGACCCTGGTAACCATGGCTCGTAACTTAAAAGTTGATTTACAATGTTCTTTGGGCAGAACGAGTTATTCTTAAAGGTTGTGCGTATAAAAACTGTCTCTGGATCGAATCTGTATTCTTCAAGCCAAAAATCTTTCGACGGGTTGTAATCCGTAATAATTCTGTCTGAGGTACGTTGGGTGATTTGGAGATATACTTCCTTAGAGAATTCAGTGACCTCGTTAAAGAACGAAATGTCTTGCTGACCTCCAAGAACTTTTCCGACAGAATCTGCGCCTTCAAAGATAATTCTTGAACCTGTTGGAAGGTATGTAAATGTTCCTTGTTGTTTGTTCTCCTTAAACTTTTTGAATATTTTCTCATCAAACATTATGATTTTCTGAAAATCCTCTAAGATTGTTGCTCTACAAGTTACCTTAGTATTTCTCCAGCATGTTATCTTTATTCCTTTTCTTTTTATCATCTCCAGCATTAGCATCTGAAGAATCGAATAACTTTTACTTGACCTAGAGCCTCCCATTGAAACCAATTGTCTCACTCCAGGTTTATGGAAGGCATCGTAAGTAAGCTTAAAGGTATCACTTACGTTTAATGGTCTCATATTATCTTACAATATAGATATTAGTTGGTCTAGTAAATCTTTTAGCTTGTCCGTCGTGTATAGTGTATTCCTCAACATCACTAATGTTAATAACATCCTCATTAGCACACGTCATAGCGTAACCAACCTGGTCTTTAGCGATTATCATGTGATTTCCAGAAGCATTGCATACTCTAATATCTCCAGCGGCAGTTAATGCGCATTCGCCTAATACAGCTTTGTATTGTTTTCCGTCTTTTCCGTGAAACCATTCTTTCGTAGTTATAAGATATTTTCCTACCATGTTATTTTAGTGTTATGCCGCATGTTAATAGCGCGGCGATTATTAATAAGATTATTATTTTCATAAACGTAACATCCGTCTTAGTTAACGGTGTGCTTCGTACTAATGTGTCTGTTAGTAATTTTATTCCTATCAGTACAACTACAAATATAGCTATTATTAAAGCTATAAGAAATCTAACTACACTCATTTCTCTTTGTATTTTATATTCCAAATGCCAAGATCACAACCATTGTATTTATCCACATTGTTTCTATGGATAGTAAGGAAGTGATATAGCTTGTCATTCATTACTGTTACTATTATATAGTTTGGAAGCTTGTTTTTGCTCTTAGCTATGTTTCTTATTATTGGCTTCATTCAATTATAGACTTAATAAGTGTTTTGAATTCATCCAAGCTTCTTATTATGTAATACGGAACTTTCTGTTTATTCACTTGCTTCTGCCAAGTTTTTTGATCTTCTGATTGATAACCAGTAGGAGTCTTCATTTCAATGCAATATACTGTTCCTCCATATATGAATAAAAGATCTGATACTCCTGGAACTACTCCAAGCATTTTATGCAATTGCCCACTAGCCGAGCTTGCTGAATTATTGTTTACATGAAACAATAGCCCTCTTAGTGATATATGATTATTGTGAAACCACATGTAGCAAGCTTGCTGTATCGCTGCTTCACTCTGCTTTGTCGTCGATGTCCTCATGCTCTATGTCAATTGTTGGTGCACTATTGTGAATTTCAATTCTAATAACATTATCTTCCTCTTCAACTTCATCCTTTTCGACACGTACGATCTTAGGTTTAAAGTATTCCAGCATCTTCATATAAACTCGAACGAACTCCCTTGCTGGAAGAGCGTCCATTTCTTTCATGAATCTTTCAGAGAAATCACCTTCCATTCTTTCCTGTAGTTTGTTCCAAGCTCCCTTGTTTTCTACAATCTCAATAGCTTTACTGATTTGCTCTTCTCTTTGAACTTCTACTTGTATTTCAGGAGCAATCCATGCTTCTTCAGGACTTAATCCTGCTCTAGCTGCTTCTTCTAATAGTTCCTTTAGTTTTGCATTACTCATCTTTCAACTCCAATCTAGTCGAATCAACGACTTCTATAGTCTTTGGCTGCGCACTTGACTTCAATAACTCTTCCTTCATTTGCTTACTAGCATTACAAAAGTTTTTCATCATGTTCTCGACTGTGTCAGACATATTAATACCATGCTCTATACACTCTATATTGAAATCCTTTTTGACATCTTCGTCCACACTGAATGTCACTTTGATTTTAGCCATTTTATATTGCTTTAAATTTATTTACAAATATAAGTATTTAAATTCAATGGGCAACTATAGGAAGTCAAATATTTTCAAAAATGTTTTTCACACGAACCAAAGCCCAACCTCCCTACTCCACCTCTGCCCTCTAGCTCAGAAACAGCCAACACTTTCTAAGATCCCTCTACTATTGTTCAGTAGGGGGTTTCTT